CAAAGGCCGGGGTGGAGTATGGGCATGGGGAAAGCCTGTAACCGGAGATTTCAAAATAGCGGCCCGATGGGCGGACCGAGATGTCGCTGGGAAGTGCAAGACGGCTTGCCTGCTCAATCGCTTCATCGACGCTGAGCGGGACTTTTGTGCCCGGCGCACGCTTGCGCCACCAGTCCGCTGCCTTCTGGCGGGCATAGCCCTGATGCTCAATGCAGACCCATTCGCTGTAGCTCGTGAGCCCGCAGCTATAGGTGACCTTCAGCGATGGCCGCCCGCCGCGCTTGTCGTGACGGCTGTATGAAACACCACTTACCTGCAGCCACTGCGGCGCTTTGGGAGAAAGAACTGGCAGCGCGGCTGCGGTCGGTGCGATCTTCACTTCACGGGCGGGAAACTCGTATCCGCAATCCGGGCATTCAGTGGCCGAGAGCGCTATGATGGTATCACATTCTGGGCAGACCTTGGTTGGTGCGTCGCCCCCGCCACCTTCGCCGGGGCGTTTGGGGCGCACCAGATCAATCGGCCCATGGCGCCGGACATTTCCGGCAAAGTCCAGAACGAGGCAGTTCTCCTTGCCCGGTGCCAGGCGCGTGCCGCGACCAACCATCTGGACGTATAGCCCTGCAGATTTGGTGGGGCGTAACAATGCGATCAGATCAATCGCGGGCGCGTTGAAGCCCGTGGTCAACACACCCATTGAAGCGAGTGCGCGGATTTCGCCGCGTTTGAAGGCCGCGATAATCGCATCGCGCTCTTCCTTGGGCGTGTCGCCGAAGATGGTGCGGCAGCTGATGCCCCGACGATGGAATTCCTCCGCAACGTGGCGCGCGTGATCGACGCCTGAGCAGAAGGCCAGCCAGGACTTGCGGTCGCGTCCGTGCTCAATGATCTCGTTGACAGCGGCCCGTGTGATGGCGTCCTGATCAACCGCGGCCGCGAGATCGCGGGCAATGAAGTCGCCAGCACGGGTCCCCACCTTTGAGACATCCAGCCAGGTGGCGGGCTGCTTGGAAATCAACGGGCTGAGATAGCCTTGATCGATCAGCTCGCGAACCGGGGCCTCATAGGCGATATCGGTGAAGAGTGCCGACCTGCCCTCATGCAGCATGCCGCTGTCGGTCCTGAACGGCGTGGCGGTAAGACCGATCACCTTCAGCGCCAGGTTGATCGCGCTGAGCGCATCAAGAAAACGCCGGTACATGGTGCTGGAGTTGCCCGGGATCAGATGGGCCTCGTCGATCAGCACCAGATCGGTGTGGCCGATCTCAGCGGCACGGCGATGGATCGACTGGATGCCGGCAAAGAGAATCCGTGCTTGCGCATCGCGTTTGCCCAGACCCGCTGAATAGATGCCCGCGGGCGCCTCAGGCCAAAGCCCAATCATCTCGGCGTGGTTCTGGGCAATCAATTCGCGCACATGGGTCACGATCAGAATACGTTGATCCGGCCAGGCTTTCAGCACGCCTTCGATGAAGGACGCCATGACGAGCGACTTGCCTCCAGCCGTCGGGATAACAATGCAACAGTTGCCAGATTTGTTCTCGTAGTATTCGTAGATCGAAGCGATTGCGGCGTTTTGATACGGGCGCAGGGTCAGCATGGTGCGGCCTCCGTGGTACGGGCGTCATTTAACCAAGTGGCACCATCGGCCATGCGGTAGGTGACGATGTCATTCCCCGCATCGATGACGTCACCTGGCACGAGGTCTGGGATGAAGAGATGTTTGCCGCAGGCGGCGCGCTGCTCGGCAGGCGTGAGCATTCGGTCGTGGCGGGCGCAGTGCCACCCACCATCGACTGCGGTGGAGTGCAGACAGGACCGACAGGTCACAGCGGCACCGCCACCCTCATGACAAGCAGCATGGTGATCACAGAACCGACATTCGAACCACGCTGGGTCTTCGCTGATCCGTGCGGGTGGATACTGCGCAAAGATAATAAGACCAGCCTTTTCCAACAGGCGCTCTGCCATTGCAGGATCGGCCTCGATCCGTTCGATATGCAGCGCGTCGGTGTTCTTGCAGACCGCCACGTACAGCGCCCGGGCAATCCCGGTCAGGTGCATGTAGATCTGCATCTGCGCGCCATGCTGGGGCTTGGACAGCGCCACGCCTTTCGCCGTCAGATCGGCAAAGCTCTTTGTGCCGTGCGTCTTGAACTCCAGCACATGCCAGGTTTTCGGGGCTTCCAGCAGGCCGAGCGCCACACCGTCGAGCGAACCGCCAAAATGGCCGCCATGGAACTCGACGCGAATTTGACGCCCGGTTTCTGGATCCAACTCCAAAACAGTCGCCCCGGTGGCGCGCAGGTTCCGGACCATCCGGTCCTCTTCCAGCTGGCCGGTCTCAAACAGACGCAACAGACGGCCGGAAAATTGTGAGAATGTGATCCAGCGGAAATCATACCAGAGCGCCCGGGCGCAGGATTTGCCGATGATCGACGCGCCAAGGTGATCACGAAAGCCGTCGCCCTGGCGTGCCTCATAGGACGCATAGATGGCCGTGAGTGTCGGCGTGGATGGTGCGGGAAGATCAGCCATTACAGACCCTCCCGTTCGCTGCGGATTTGGGCCTCGGCTAGAATGCCATTCCAAGTTTCTAGGTCATGGCGCTCGCGCAGGACACCAATCAGCGCGTCCTTGAGCTTTTCGCGCCGACGGCGGCCGGTGCCTTTGGCGAGCAGTTCGGACCGTTCGCGGCACAGGTGGCGCAGCGCGGTCCTTGCACGGTGGAACCAGTCAGGATCGATGGGTTTTTGGCCCCGCTGGCGTGCCAGATCGGCGGTCGCAATCTGCGTGCGGATCTTGGCGATGTCGTCGTCGAGTTCAATCAACCGGCGCTGGTCATTAGGCAAGCCGGGGCTGATCACAGCCACAGGGGCTGCGTTGTGCAGGTCAGTCATAGGAATATCCTCAGATAATTTTGGGCGCTGCCCCGGCAGTCAGGGATGCGGAACAGCGCTGTGCGTTAGCCTTTTTTGTTCCAGGGTGCGGAGGCCATCTTGGGCGGGGCGGCAGCAGCCTGCGTTATCGGTGGTGGTGCGGGGGTTGCAGCAGGCTTGGCAACAACAGCCGGGGTTTCCCTACCTTCTGGCGGCAGATAGGCGATGGCGTTGCTTTCGCCGTAACCGTTCTTGGGCGGCTTTATCTTCACCTGAATCGTCATTGGGATCAGGTGTAACTCCTCGCTGTCGCTGACATGCATCCGGCCCGTCGCGTGGCAGATCGCCGACAACGTCCGCTGCGCGATTTCCACGGTGGTGGGGTTCGGGTTCACCAGGTTCAGTTGATCAAAGATCTTCCGGCCCTTGTATGGGCCATCCAGAACATCCAGCATCAGCCAGAGAAACTGCCCCATGCCATTCTTGGTAACGCGCATCTCGCTCTCGACGATCTGAGCGCTGTATTTGCCAGCAGGCAACAACTCGTGGGCGGTGGTGGGCTCAACGCTAGTGGCGTCGAAGGACGTGTCAAAACGTGCCATGATTGTATCCTTTTTAGGTTCTATTATTCAGGTTGAGGCATGGCTGCGAGGAACTCTGACCACGCGAGCGGCAGAGTGTCCGGCAGGCCGTAACGGTTCTTGGCGAGGAAGGCGGGACGCTCTTCGGCGTGCATGACACGCGCACCGGACCCAAGCGCACGGGTCACCTTTTTGTTAAAGCCGACATCGGATTTGGCGACCGAGATCCTGTAGTTCGCAAAGAGCACCACATCGGAATGCTCTTGCAGCAGCGCCGAGGCGCGGGCCTGCAGCTTGATCACATATCGGTCGTAGGGTTCGTGTTCGGGGCTGTCGAAGCGTTTGATATCCGTGTGGGCAATCTGAATGGCGACCATGCCTTTGCGGTCCCGCAGTGCGTTCAGCTTATCGAGATATTCACGCCAGATAGTCAGCGCCTCGGCGTAGCCCTTGCCAAAGCCCGGGGTTTCGATCGACTGCCAGCCGTTGCGCTTGCAGGCTTCCGCCCAGATCAGTGGCTCGAGCCAGTCGACGCTGTCCACGACCACGGTGCCGTAGTCGTGATCCTCATTCAGAAGCGCGTCGAGCGCCTCAGCCACTTCGGAATAACTGGTTGCCAGCGGAAAATGCGGAACCTGCAGTTTGCCAAGCCCGTCCTCGGTCATGACGAACACGGGCCTGTCAGCG